CGATCAGAAGCACGGAATTTTTCCAGAGCTTCACTATGCGAACGAGCGTCTATCATAGAAGAAAAAACGGGTAGATTATCGACATAATAAACGACAACATAAAAACCCATAAAAAAACACCTCACAAAAAAATAGAGTGAGGCGAGGAAAACAAAAAATGAAACAAAACTCCGTCGCCTCTTACATGTTTGCTTTTTTTACAATACCATTATATCACGGCATACAATTCTTGTCAAGACTTTTTCCAAAAATTTTTTCAAAACGATGCTTCCGATATTCTATCTGCGTGATATGATGCTTAATATCCGTCATCATCTCCACGTATTCGCTTATCGCATGATTTATACGACGCTCTTTTAAGTCCGCAATCCGGTCTGGATACGACCTCTCAAGGACTTTGAGATAATAGCGGGGAAGACGAATGTATTTGCCGTCCTGGTAGAGTTTATCGGTTTCCATAAGGTTGGGCTTGATAGCCTGGTAACCGATACCAGGATTACGACTCATATTCACGAACGCTCGATGCCTGCCGTCGGCAGGCGGCTTCTGAAGGTAAATGGCTACATACTTGGCAACATCAAACTCGACCTCACAAACACTCGAGAATCCTTTTATCCACACCTTTTCAAGCTGAGGAGACCGATAAAGTCTCGTACCCTTTTTATCATGGCCAAAAAGATATCGGTCGGAGAAATCGTGACCGAAGATAATCATATGATAGTGAGGGCGAAGAAACTGTTCGCCATACTCACCGCATCCAAAGAAACGGATTTTGGAAGGCTGAACCGCCTTCCGCAACCGCTTCAGAAAGGTCTGCATCTCGCACACACTTACGCTCATGTCGTGAGGAAGATGCTCATCGGCATAAGTAAGCGTAATCATGCAGTTGTGCTCATGCGCTCTCGTCTCCGCAACGACACGATATGCCCACTCAATCGAGCGGGATATACGGCACTCTATGCACTTGCCGCACGGAACAAAGAATTGGTATTTAGCAAGCTTAACGGGCATCAGACACATGCTCTCACCTGTAAAAAGTGTAATTTCACGTTTCGAAGGTGTCAGTCGGCGTATATTTATCAAGTAATGAATACGCCTATGGTTTCCATCGAAACGTGAAAATCTGTAAAAAGTGCAAGTTTTCATCACTATCCGCAGGCTCCGCAAGCGGCGGGGACTGCCCTTTTTAACTCTGTTTTAGTCGTGGGATTGTCGGACTTTTTCGCACACGTTAATCGCGCGCGTTTTGTCCGACTTTGTCACGACAGTGTTGAGCCCCATTTCTCAAGCCTACGTTAAGGCTCGAAAAACGGGGCTCAGGCGGCCGATGGGAGCCATCGGCGCTTAGTTATATGCAAGACACCGTTTCGCGGTTCTACGTGGCGATTTTGAGGCTCTACCGCTTCGATAGGGCTATCGCGGTGTTTGCAAGTACTGTAAGCAGACTTGTTGTGTTACGGGCAGTCCCTCCGCCGCTTGCGCTCGCGTTGCTTCCGCTCGCCGTAGCGCCAGAGGGAGAGGCAGCACCGCTGCCACTATATGCCAGGTATGGATTCAAGCCTGCAGCTTTGAGGTCCTTAACGGCTCTCTGATAAGCAGTATTGGCCATGCGCTCTTGAAAATCACGGTTTTTTTGAGCCTCTGCCGCATTAAACTCTCGATTGCGCAATGCCTCTGCCGAATTATAATCCATCTCGACCTTTGTAGGGTCGAAGGTACGAGTAAACCAATTTGAAGTGCCAGCACCAGACACAGAAGCGCCTGTTCCAAACAGGCGGTCTGCAACAGTAGGTCCACCAAATGCCATAATTTAACCTCCTTAATGATGGTCTATCAAGGAAGGCATACTATAGACAGGCATCTTACGAACAGCAGACATATCAAAATAGAAATTGAGAATGAAGTTATCCTGGCTCGATGAGGGAACAGAAAGCGTTCTGTCTACATACGAAGGAGTCTCCTCAGTAAAAAGCTGACTAAGTGTCGGAGCAGAACCATAAACATCCGCAAAGTGCCAAATGTCAAGAGAATTCGTCGCAGCCGAACGCATTTCACCAGAAATAGTGTTAGGAATACTCCGCAATTCTGACCAAGCCTCACGGTAGCCGAAGACAGTCTGAGGGGACGCCTGAGCATACAATTCCGTAGTATAAACAGGTTGCTGACCAATCGTAGAAAACAAGGGATCGTAGAAGTCCTCACGAACCTTACGACGCCATTTCTTAGCAATACCTTGCTGATAGGTATGACGATATCTAAGACAAGCAACCGTCATAATTATACCATGCTCCTTAAACTTTCTGGCATATCCTGTACGACCATTCGTCCAAGAATAAGCACCTACGTTGCCGAGGGGGCTTTCTTCCGTACCTTGCGAAGTCTGGGCAACTTGAACAATGTTGAGCGGAGTACGACCGCCTCCAAGATACTGAGGAAACTGGATATAAGCATCGGGAATATGCACACCGAAGTGACCATAAAGGTATTCGTTATATCTCGAGCCATAAATCGCATCGCGCTCAAGCATCTTCTGGTAAGCAAACGCAAGACGAAGGTCATCAACCGAAATCGCGTTTGCCGAAGAAAGGTCAGCATAAAGGTTATTAGGATAAAGACCAGCGGCAACAGTACCAGAAAAAGCCGCCGCATCAAAACGCATACCACCAAGACCAACAATCAAAGGATGCTCGCCAACAGAGGCAGAACCACTCTGAGCGTTAGTCAAAGCCATCTGCTCTTGAGGTCCTGTAACTAATTCAGAACCAGAAGTGCGGACAACAGCCTGGTCACCAAGATTAAAAGAAACAGGCGCGCCTTTCTGCGGATTAGGAACACATGAAGTAAAATAATCTTTATACTTATTCGCTCTCGGCAATTTACCGCAATAAGAATTAGGAGAAAAATTTTGGCCACCAATAAGCTCAGACAAGGAAAAACCTTTCTTCTGGATGTAAATCTCATCGGTGGTATTCTCGTTTCTGAAATACTTATCATAAATCAGAGCAAAAGACCTAAAAGGCAAAACCGAAACGGGATTGTTTTGAGAAATTGCACCGATAGGAAGCCCAAGATAGTCACCGACACTTCCAGATTCCACAGTACCATATGTCATAGGAACTTCTTCTAGAGCATTATCGGTATAAGCCGAAGGATTCGGATTACCGAACACTTTCTCAAAGTCGTCGTAGACGAGACGATGAGGAACAAAGAAGTGATACACATCCAGGAACAAGTTATCCATCACCGGCTTAAGGAAGGACGAGGTGACGCGAGAAACGTCAAACGCTCGACACTTAAACACGTCACCAGGTACGACTTCCTGCCAGTCGATAGGGTACAATGTGCCGACATCCATCGACGTCGTCACAGAATGAGAGAGATTAAAACGTGCTCGGGGGAATCGAGGAATCGGCACGTTCTGAAGAGAATGTCCACGCGCCATTACTTAGTCACCTCGACAACACCGTTCATAACAAACTCTGGAGCAGACGAAATGGCACCGCTCTCGAGGTCATATTCTCCGAGACAGTAGAGAGAAAGGTCTGACGCAATCTCAGACTTCTCGCAAAGATTCTTAAACCAACGGATAGCGAGTCCTTCGTTCATAAAGATACGAGGCTCGGAAAACTGTCCTGCAACCGCGTCTTTGACGCTGTAAATTTTGTAAATCATATCAAATACTCCTTATTACTTACAAACTGAATCCGCCATAAGCAATACGCTTATGCAGAAGACGGCGACGAGCGCGACGACCAGTACGATAAAAACCACGGCGACCGCGTACTACACGACGACGACGACGATACATCACTTTACCTCCTTATCTGTTTTTTTCAGCAGAGGAAGGGGCAGAGCTTGAAACATCGTTCGGCGCATCCACAGATGGCACGGACGACTTATCCGTCTGTGCGGCATTCGCCGCTCTGCTCTCCTTCCTTGCCTTTTCTATCTCGTCCAAGCGAGTCTTGAGTTTATTCGCCTGTTCGGATACATGGTCAAAAATCTCCTCAGCGGACAGCTCATCGGAGAGATTAAACTTCTCACGGTACATTTCAGCCTTATCCAAATATTCGGTAAAGCCATCGAGGTCATCCAGATACTCATCGTAGTTATCTCGAATCTCACCTGTCGTATCCTCTTGCGGCATAAAGCGCTCAAGGCAGGACTGCAAACAGATGTCTCTGCAACTATCGATAAGCTCCTGGATGTCAATCCGCTCATCGGTCATTTCCAGTTCACCTGTCGCCTTATTCAGACGATAGACGGGCTTGTAACGGTCAAACTCTTGCGACGGAGAATCTTCCGTCTCTCTGTACGTTGCGGTACGATACTTCATTGCCTCATTTAACTCCTTAATATATTTTATGTTCTTCGTCCTGAAAAACAGGACGATAGACACCACTGCATAGACGGCGAAGGTAATGTATTCGCCATAATTCGTCATAAAATCCACAAAACTCATTTTTCATCCCCTTGGTCATATTCGTCGAACAACGACAGCTGGTCTACTCCATCCAGAGCAACCAGCTGTCGGTTCAGATTCAGATACATCTCGTAAAGAATCTTGCGACGCTTAATGAGATATCCATAATCAGAGCCTTTTACCTCGATAGCGAGGAGTTTATCTACCATCGCGATATCTCGGGAAACTTCCTGCATACGCCGAACGATCCGTTCTCGTT